GGTTAATTGCTTCATCTTTTTCGAGGTATAGGCCGTATTTTTTATTTGTGTTGCGTTGGTAATTATTGATGTGTTGCTTTACCTCTAGCATGTCATGAATAAGTTCCAAAGTGATGATGTGTGTATTTTTTAAAAAAGTGAGTTTTTCTTTACTGATTTTCATAGTTTGTATGTATTCCTTTCAATTAATTCCATTAAGTTAGTAAAATCAACAGCAAACAGAGGGGGAACAAGTTCTCTCACAAGTTCCTTTGCTTCCTCTATTAGCCCTTGTAGACTTAATTTGTCTACTTCATCAAGTATCATTTCATAGTCATATCCCATTGATGAACCCCCTTAGAATGGCAAATCTTCATCAGGAATATCAACAGGAGAACCACCACCAAATAAGTCTGCCGTGTTATTTTGTGGTTCATTATTGTCACGGTTTAAGTTAAATTCTGGAGTTACTTTAGCATACGAAGCATTGTAATAAGTTTTATCGCCTTTTGTTTCGGCTTTAATTTGGTCAATAAATACTGTTACGATGTCGCCATAATTTACGCTATCAGGTAGCCAAATACCTCCGATGTAGTGCTCAAATGGATATGCTTTAAATGATAGAACTTTTTTAGTTCCTTTTGATGTTTCAACTTGTTTTGTGTTGGTTTCGTTCACTTTTAAAGTTTCAATAATTTTCATTTTTGTTTCCCTCTCTTTATTTGATTTATTTTGTCAAGAATTAAGCATTCATGTTTACTTTTCCTTGTTTGCAAAGCTCATTAGCACGGTCGCTTGACATCTCTTTGTTTGCTACCATTTTTTTCAAGTCACTTAACTTGTATTGATAGTTCGCTTTAGGTCGTGCTTTTGGTTGTGTAACTACGTTTTGCCCTTTGTTTGTGCTATCTGCGTCTTTTGTATCATCTAATTTTAACGCTTGACCGTAGGCATATTTGCTTGCGTATGATTGACTAGCCCCAGTCGCTTGAGCTTTATCCTGACCTTTTTTATTTACGTCAATAACTGCAAAACCGTCACCGCTTGTAATGTCATTAGGGTTATCAGGGTCAAAAATATCAATATGAACATGTAGGGCTAGTTCGTTATTAAGTGAAATCATTTCGGTACTAGCCCTTTCAACTAGTCCATACTTCATAAGCATAGGCTTTAAAGCTGTCTGAATATCTTCGTTGTTTCTAAAATTATATTTACCAAAGCTATTGTATTGGCTTTTTGGCACTTTAATTTCATTAATCATCTGTAAAACTTTACTTTCCATATTCTGCCTTTCTTGCGTTATTTTGTGCATGCGTCAACCATTGTAGGTTAATCGCCCTGTTATCATTTCTTATTCTGTTAATGTGGTCCACTTCTTTCGTTTCGTCATAACCTTTACAAAATTCAAAAGCCACAATTCTATGTACTTTAACAGTTTTGTATTTTCCGTTTCTGTATAACTTAACAGTTTGATAACCATCTTTGTCATACACAGGAACTAATGCTTTTTTCTTTTTCTTGTGTCTTATTTTACCTAAGTTTGATACTAGATAGTTATCATTCGATGAAACTACCCTCCATATTTCCATTATAGGCTCACTCCTTTATTTACATGTTTTTTGTACATTTTCCACAACCATTTAAAGAACCCTCTAATGTATCTACCAAGTTCTTCAGCTATATTTTCAACGGCTTTAAATACAAGCCAAATAAATATAATAGTTAATAATAAAGTCAACATTTTTTATCCCTCCTTAACTGTATAACTAATTATACCGTGTTTGCTTTCTTTTGTCAATTACTAAGCTATTAAAGTTCTGTTTCACTTGTTTTACACTTTTGACAATCACAATGATGTGAAGCCATTTCATTAATTAAAGTGATGTCGCCCTCATTGTCTAGCAATACAGTATCAACGCTTAGAAATTCACCTGGAAATTCAATAAATACGTCCCCTGTTTTATCTTCTACTCGTTCAAGTTTTTCGATTAGTTGTTTAATTGTTAATGCCATTATTTAATACCTCCGATGTATTCATGTATTTGTTTTAACTGTTCTTTGTTATCTTTTTGCGTGTATTTTCCTTTTCTACCTGTCTTTGTTTTCTTTTCAGGAGGTGGAAAACCTTTTGCATTGAAATACTGTCTGGCGTACTCAAAGAATGTTAGTGCATTAGTGTAATTGTGTTCCCCTAACATTTTATGATATTCTAAGCTAGTTTCTCGCCATTTATTGAAGTCATTCCAGTCCAGAACCATATTTTACCTCTCTAATAAACCAACCGCTCAAAGGCTCATCTTTATTCAGCCAGAATTTTAAATAACTTTCTGTAACGCTGAAATGTTTCGCCATATCCTCAAAAGTTTTAAACCATAAGAATTTATGGTGATTTAAAGCACAATATTTATACATGTTTCGCTTCCTTTCTTCTTCTAAGTTCTTCAAGTTCCGCCTTTCTTCCTTTGAACTCCTCAAAGATTGATTTTTGAAGTGCTACCCAATCTTCCGCCTCCTCTTGTGTAAAGCCCATTTTGACAGCCATATTTATGTAGTCAACATATTTATCCATATCTTTTTCATACGGTTCATCAGGCTTTTTACCAGCCCTTACAACGTACTTCAAAGCGTTTGTTAAAGCAAACCCTTGACTAGTTGTGAAGTTATATTGCCAAAATTTTAAGTCCCATTCAGAACCCCAGATTAGAAACTCTTCTAATTGAATACCATATTTATTTGCGTAATATTCTTTTGCCATTTATTTAACCTCCTCAATGAATTCTAAATATCTTTCATCAATTTGTTTTATTTCTTCTTTTGTGAATTGCGTCTTAAAAACTTCTCTTTCTTCTTTAAAGCTCAAGAATAGAAATCGTTCTTCTAACTGACCTTTGAAAGAATTAAGATAACCTTTTTTATTATCCATTAGTTTAACATTGTATTTTTTCATTTTTGCTTCCTCTCTTAACTTGATGACTTAATTATATCGAACTTTTTTATCTATGTCAATTACCATTGTGTTTCAAATCTATGTAATCTTTGTAACATTCTTCTGAACAGAACAATTTTTTAGCATTGCATTGTTTACCACAGATTTTACACTCGCCACCCTCTGCGATAAAATGAACGTTTTGAACTCCCCATTCATCACACCAAAATTCTAGCGTGTTGTTTGCCTGTTGTTCGTCCATTCCTAGAACATCAACCATATATTTAAAGCATAGTGACAATTTAGATTCAAACTTGCTTAAATGTTCTTGCATGAAGTCATACACTTCTGTTACATCAGCTTTTGACTTTCTGAACTCTTCTAACTGTTCTAGGTCTGTCAATCGTGGCGGATATTCTCTTTTTGTTCCATCGTCATAATAATAAATTACTTTTTCAATTGCCGTTATTTAACACCTCTTTCTTTGATTTTGTTTGCTACTACTTTGTAGTACATTCTTGTTTCATTGATAAATGTGTCGTCTACTTTGCTTTCTTTTTGACGTTTTCCTTTTTCTTCTAGGCTATCTAACAACTTGACAAGACCTTTTGCACTAAAGTTTTCAATGAAGCGTGTTATCTCTTCTTTTTTGTCCGCTTTAATGCCTGTTAAACGCTCATAGAGAACGATTAAGACATCTAACATAGAAATATCTTCCTTTTGTTTATAATAGCTATAAACGCTATTTAATAGCCCTAGAAGCATATCATTTTCAATATCTGTTACTGGTTCTTTTTTTTGAAGTCTTACAACTATTTTGTTAAGTGTTTCAAGTGCAATTTTCATTTTTTTGTTTCCCTCTCTTTATTTGATGACTTAATTATACAAAAGAAAAACCGCAATGTCAAAGACAAAGCGATTAATCGTTGATTTCTTTTAGTTTTCCATTTTGTTGCAAAGCTGTTAAAAGACTTTCTGCGTCGTTTTTTGTTTCTTCGTATTCTTCCCCCTCTTTTTGTTCTTCTTCTAATATCTCTTTAGGTTTGTTTCCTGTGGGGTCTATAATTTGAAATTGTTCCCCTACATAGCCCAGACATACCTCTTTGTCATAAGCGTAATTGCGTGCCTCAACAGTCAAAATTGAATACTTGCTATTCTTCCCCATTTTAGGGCTTAGACATAAACAGAACTCAAACCATGCACCAATTGCTGAACTTCCTAAAGCGTGTGTGCTCCGAACTCTAAAACTCTTTTCCTCAAGAGATTGGTTATTTGTATCTTTTCGAGCATGTGCAATCAATAAAAATGTTACATCATTCAAGAGCAATTTCAATCGTGTTATATTGTTCAGCACGTCATTCATACTTGACATATCGTTTAGAATATTTCTATCTGTCAGCATGTCTTTTAAGTTATCCAAGATAATAAACTTGATGTTATTTTCTTTGATGAACTTATACAGTCCATTCATGTGGTCCTTATTGTCTAGCTTAAATATTCCACCTGTAATGAAATGCAAGTTATCAGGAACATCATTATAAGCCTTTAAACGTTGATGTAAAACGAAGTCAGTATCTTCATTATCAATAATAAGCACGTTCGCTTGTTTAGTTTTAAAATAGCCAAAGGGGACACCTTTAGCTACGCTTAAAGCCATTTGCAACGTGGTAGAACTTTTAAAAGACTTCTGTGGTGCAATTGTCAGACCTGCCTGTCCTCGTGGTATTAAGTGTTCTATCAGCCACTCGTTTCCACCTTTGAAGTCCTCTTTTTCTTGTAGTTCTTTAGCAGTTATAACACGTTTAAACAAGTCCTGCATTTTAATAAACCCCTTTTACTTTATAGTCAATAAAAATGATATTTTTATCACGTAGCGGTTTGCAATAAGTTTTAAATTCATAATCAGGATAAATATTTTTTAATCTAACTATCCAGTATTTAGTACGTTGTACCATTTGTTTCCAGTCTTTAGCTTCAACGATATCTTTGTTAATTGCTTTTAGATCATCAGTAATTATCATTTATTATATCCTCCTTTTATTAAATTAACTAAACCTAGAATAAAACAACCTAGGCAACACAAGAACCAAATTCCAAAAAGAGAATGATCCACGTTTGCTACAATTTCAAACATTGCTGACATTATCCAATAAACGATAAACATATTTAAATACCTCTTTCTTTTTATTTTTCTAATTGTTCACGCAACCAGTTCATTTCAAATAAAATCAAATCTCCATTATTATATAACCAGTCGCCAGCTTCACTAAAATCAATTTCGCCATAACTTAGTTGTACCATTTTTTTCTCTAAACTTTGGTAAATATCCATTCAAATACCTCTTTCTTTTTATCTATGCTTTAATTATAGCCGAAATTATATTACAATTCAAGCTATCAAATATTTCTTTTTAGTTACTTTGCTAAAGGGTATAACTATCCACGCAAACGCAAGTTTTTATCCCCCCCTCTTGAACTAATTAATATGTCAGCGCTAGTAACTCAATTAGTCCTCACGTCAATTAGGCTATGACGAAAACCCAAACACAACGACTTAACAGGAAGCAGGGGGAACGCCACTCTTGCAATGGTTTGATACTTCCTTGCTGTGTTTTGCCTAATTCATTACTCACGCCTTATTCAGTACGGTTTTCATATACTCAATTCCTAAGACATCAGACAAGCCTTAGGCGTATTCAATTTTTATATATTTATTATAACATACGTTTTTTTAAAATCAAGCAAAAAAATCAGGGTCAAAAATAGAATAATCGCTCAACCGTGGGAATAGTCAGGAATATATTATTTTTTGGTTACAAATTATTTAATAAAATTGTAAACTATCTAAATCTTTTGTTGGTATAATAAAAGTTATAACTAAAAATGGGTATGCTATAATAATAACATAATCAATGAGGGAGGTAAAAAGCATGGCAGAAAAAAACATCTATTTTGTTAATGATGAAGTAGAACTAAAACAGGTGTTAGAGTTTATTTCTAAAACTGACTACGGTGTCAACATTGATAAAAGTCAAGAAGATGTTTACGCAGTCGTGACTTCTTATAGCCTACCTATTTAAGAGGATAGAAATGAAAAAAATTTTAGCTATTGACTTTAGCACAGCTAGTAAGAAAGACGAGGGAACAGGGTACGCCTTTAGAAAAGATGGTAAATTGTATGTCGGTTCTATTAAAGCATACAACGCAAAAAAGAACGCTTGGGAACGTACCTTTGACATTGTAAACGCAATTAAAGATATCATTAATGAGTTTGATTTAAAAGATTATCATCTAGCTATTGAAACGCCTATCATGGGTAGAAACAGAAAGCACAGCATTACATTAGCTAATTGTAACGGCTATTTTATCGGTGCTATTGACGGTCTAGTAAATGGCTATACTTTTATTGATAACTCTAAATGGTGTAGCTATCATCTTATTTCAGGCAAACGAGAACAACGAAAAGAAGAAAGTCTTGAACTTTTAAAGGCTACTGGCTTAGTTGATTCTGATTGCAAAGATGACAACATCGCAGACGCTTATAACATCTTAACATATTGTGAATACTTGGGTTAATTGTTCCCTTATAAAAAACAATAATCAAAAATGGAGGTGGTAAAAATCAAGATATCACAAAACGGTTTGAACTTGATTAAAGAGTTCGAGGGTTGCCGATTGACTGCTTATAAACCAGTACCGTGGGAACAAATGTACACAATCGGTTGGGGACATTATGGAGTAACAGCAGACACAACTTGGACGCAAGAACAAGCAGATAGTCAGCTAGAAATTGACATCAATGATAAGTATGCACCTATGGTTGACGCTTATGTAAAAGGCAAAGCAAATCAAAATGAGTTTGACGCTTTGGTTTCATTGGCTTATAATTGCGGTAATGTTTTCGTTGCTGACGGTTGGGCAGAGTTCAGTCATGCTTATTGTGCTTCAATGATTCCGAAGTATCGTAATGCAGGCGGTCAAGTGTTACAAGGTTTAGTACGACGCAGACAAGCAGAACTTGACTTATTTAATAAACTAGTTACTGGAACTTCAAACCAAAATAATCAAACAGGAGGAATGATAAAAATGTACCTTATTCAAGGACTAGACAATTCAGGCAAAGTTAAACATTGGTATGTTTCGGACGGTGTAAGTGTTCGCCATATTCGAACAATGCGTATGTTGGAAAATTATCAAAACAAATGGGCTAAACTTAATTTGCCAGTTGATACAATGTTTATTGCAGAAATCGAAAAAGAGTTCGGACGCAAAATTGACATTGATTCAGGAGAAATCAAATAGGAGAAGTAAATGAGCTTATTTAATCTATCACGCAGAGCGGAAGATGTGAGCTTTTCAACTTTCACAGTCCAAGACCCTACAACTGATTTGTTACTAGGTAAGTTATTGGGCTTAGTTTCCTATTTTGATAATGTTGATTATTCTGAAGCGTCCAAACTTGAGGACTTATTTTATTGGGCTTTACAAGGTCAAGAAGTATATCGTGTTTGGTATGGTGGTTTCAAGTATTACGCTCAAAGAGTGAACGCGGACCAGTTTAACATTTTAGTTAGAGAACCAAATCGCAGACAGGTCACTATTAGAACAAGCGATTATGAAATGTTGCTAAACCCTTTCTATGGTGCTAACCCACAACGGTTTGGTGTAATGTTTGGAATGGCTAGTAATGGAATTGGTAGACGACTTGACTCTCAAGCTCAAATCAAAATCTATTGGAAAACTAAAGTTTCTAGTGGTTTGAAAGAAGTTTGGGAAAGAATTCGTGAACGTCTAACACAACAGCAACAACTTGCAAGAGAGTTCAACGGTGTGTCCGTTATTGGTTCAGATGACGATATCAAACAGATTCAGCCAGATTACAGCGGTTCGCTACAAAATGACGCAAATCTTGCAATCGAGGTTGCTTTGAGTGAGTACGGTATGCCAAGAGAATTGCTTTATGGACAAAGTAATGAAGTTACTATTATCGCTTTCGCAATTCAAAAAGTGTTACCACTATTAAAACAACACGATAAGAACATCGTTTTCAACCAAGAAAACTTTGTCGCTTATATATCAACAACAGCCAAGGGAGGAAATATTGAAAGTAAAAGCAGTTCGAGGGATAGCGAACCCACTGGGGACAATTGATTCTCACGGTACGGTTATTGAGTCCATTGCTAACGCAGGGGACGGAGTAGATATCCTAAACCGCCATAGAGAAAAAATTGGTTCAGGGTTTGTTCATCTTGAGGGGGATAATGTAATCTTGACAGGTTACGTTGACGAAGAACAATACACGGCTGAAAAGATTGAGGAAACAGGCTTGTCAGTTGGCTTTAATGCTAACGGTGTAAAAGCTCGTGAAATTGACGGAGTAGGCTATTATAAAGACGTTACAATTACGGAGGTGTCACTAACTCCGTTACCAAGTAACAAAGGTGCTAAAGTGACAAAAGTACGAGAAGAAGAAAAAGGAGAACAAAAACAAATGGGTGCAAACGAAACACAAGAAATCATGAAGCAAGCAATCGAAGCAGGTGTAAAAGTTCGAGAACTTGAAGCTCAAGTAGAAGAACTTAACAAAGAACGTGAAAAACTCAAAAAGGAACGTGAAGCTAAGATTCCTAGCGAAAAACCTCAAGACGTAGAGCGTAAATTTATGCGTGAACTTGGGGACAAAATGCTAGAAATGCCAGAACAAGGTTTCTTGCGTGAATTTTCTAATGGTGCAGATTTGAACGTTGTCAACTCTCTTGGGTCTATCACTTCAAAATATGCTCGTAAGTCAGGTATCTATGACGGTGCTATGAAAGCACGCTTCCAAGGTTTGACACTTGCAGAGGACGGTGTAGATGATACTTTCTTACAAGGTACTTTCAAAGCAGGTACAGACAAAAACAAAGCTCAAACAGCTACAAAACGTTCACTACGTCCACAAATGGCTGAAGCATACTTGCAAATGGATAAAGCAACTGTGCGTGGTGTAAATGATTCAGGTGCGTTGTCTGAATATGTAATGTCTGAAATGGTAAACCGTGTTATTCAAAAAGTGGAATACAACATGATTCTTGGTTCTGCTGACGGTTCTAACGGTTTCTATGGTTTGAAAACTGCCACAGACGGTTGGACAAAACAAATCGAGTATACAGACTTGTTTGAGGGCATTACTGACGCAGTTGCTGAATGCTCAATTTCTAACGCAATCACAATTGTTATGAGTCCACAAACTTTTGCAGAGTTGCGTAAAGCTAAAGGAACAGACGGACACTCACGATTCAACGAGTTGGCGACAAAAACTCAAATTGCTCAATCGTTTGGGGCGGATAAACTTGAAACACGTGTCTGGATGCCTAAAGACGAAGTAGCGGTATACAATCACGACGAGTACGTACTTATCGGAGATTTGAACATGGAAAACTACAACGACTTTGACCTCCGTTATAACGTTGAACAATGGCTTTCTGAAACTCTTGTGGGTGGTTCTATCCGTGGTAAAAACCGTTCGGCATACCTAAAAAAAAAGGGTAGTTTAGGCGTCTAAATAAGAAAGGGAGTGAATAATGGCTGAATTTAATATTACAGACCGTTATGCTCAACAAATCGAGAATGTGATAAATGGAGGGGAGATTGGCGATAAGTTCCCTCTCTTGTCACGTATCCCGAAAGTTGGGGCTGATTTGTTGCAGTCGGTCAATCTAACAGGCTTTCCTGAAGCTAAAGAGCAAGGACAAACAGGTAGCGTGTTAAGCGTAAACGAAGAAACTTATAAAATTCTTACCCCTCGTGGTTTTGGTTTTGGTATTAATCTTTCTGATTCAGGGAATTTAACTGCTGACGGTGTACAAAGCGCATTGAATACAGTACTATATACTTTATATCAAACTATCGAAAGTCATTTAATTTGGGGAGGAGTTCATAGCTCAATTGCTTCAAGTTCAATTGTTGGGGCTATCAAACAGAAAGCAAGTGCCGATAAGTTTTCACAGTCAGGCGATGATGTTCTTCTTGTAAAAGAAAATGATTTCACACCAGTTGTTAATGGAGTAACTAAAATTGAAACTTTGAGCTTTAAGCACTATAATGACGGAGGGGATAACACTTTTGACAAGGTGCTTATTAACCCTTACAAGGGCATTCTAGCAGGGGACTTGGTACCAGAATTTAATGTGACTAAAGACGTTCGTCATAATAAAGTACAAGTATATGGTACTATTACCGTTTGCGGTGGTTTCCTCAAAGACGGTGCTATTAAAGTTTGGAAGTAGTAGGAGGATAAAAATAAATGGCATATACAGCAAAAAATGAACTAACCCACGGTCTAGGGTATGGGGTAGTTTTCACAGACCCAACAGGGTCAACCCCAGGCATTCCTATCGCAGGTTTGCGTAGTGTTGAAACAGAGAACAAACAAGATAACAAAAACTTCTATGCAGGGTTTAACGCGCCTTATCGTACAATCGCAGGGGCTAAAAGTACAGAAATTAAAGTTAAGTCTTATGACTTGCCAGACGCTTTTGCAACTCACGCTTTAGGGTTTGGGAATGTTTTAGGGTACTTGACTGACGACGCAGCAAATCACAAGCCTTATGGTTTCGCTTATGCTGAACATTATAGTGATAATACCGATTCGGGATATAAAGTTACATTCTACCCAAGTGTTCAGGCTACCACACCAAGTGACACAGCCGAAGCGGACGAAGAAAGTCCAACAGGTAAAGAGTATGAACACACAGCAACTGTGACAACTGGAGATTTTACACTAGCGGGCAAGAAACGCTTGTTTGTAAAATTCAAAGTATATAACGCAGACTTGATAGCTGGTAAAAGTGGGGGGGCACTTGCTTTTAAAAAATTGTTTACAGACCTTAAACCGCTCACACCCGAAGACATCAAAGCGTAATTTTTAAGAGTGGAGGGCTTGGAATTAATAGTTCCCACTCTTTTATTTTAATTTATTAGGAGAATAGAAAAATGAAGAAAGAAGATTTTAAATTTGACTTTAAAGCATTAGAACGCATGGAAGATAATGGCATTTACTTTGGAGATTTGAACGAACGAGATTATCACAGTTTGGCATTGTTTTTTTGGGCTTGTTCGCCAAAATATACACTTGATGAAATTCTAGGGGCTTTAATTGGTGGTTTGTTGCCTGTTACTGTTGCTGAACTTATGGAACAACTGGTAGACGAAACAAAAAAAGCAATAGCACTAGCAGAGAAGAAATAAGGGACGACGCAAGAATTACAACGCTTGCGATTGTTAGTGCTATGACGGCTTTTAGAGTTCCTTATGAAGTATATAGTCATAGACCTTTAGGGTGGACACTAAAACTAATTTCAACGTTGACACCTAAAGAGAAGAAGAAAACAACCGCAGAAGAGTTAAACAAAGCA